ACTTACAGTAAATCCTTCAAAGGGTTTTAATGAGATATAAACTCTACCATAATTTGGAGGAATATTTTCTTCACCACCCCATACTGATACCGCTTCAATGCTTGGATATTCAGACTTAATAATATTAGAATAATCGGTCTTAGTAACTGCTCTATTTCTAGATTGATAGCTGCCTAGAGCATTAAACTTAATAGAAGAAATACTTTCCCTATCAGCGCCACCAGTTGAATTGCTAGCTACAGTAATAGCAACATTACTAGAACCTCCAATAGAACCACTAAAACCAAAGGTTTGATCTATTAAGTTGGACACATTGGTAGCTGCACCCGTTGATACTAGATATTGAATTTTAACTATATTACCTGCAGATAATTTTTGACCTAGAACCCCATCGCCAAAGTAGAGTTGATAATTACCAATAGCATTTTCTTCTACATAGTATACTGATGAAGTATTTGACAGTCCTGTAATATCAGTGGTTCTTGTAAATACCGTTGTAGTAGTATCAGAAGAAGAAGTTTGTACAGTTACAAACAAAGTAGACAGATCTACTTCTGAGTTAGGTATTTCGTACTTTTCATCTGGACCGGGTGTTACTACTGTATAAGAATATTGTAATAGAGTACCTTCTTTAATAGTAACGTCATTGAAAGTATATACATCATCAATGGGTGTAGTAGTGACTGGATCTAATGTTAAAAAATTATATGAGGTACCGTCAATAGTAGTAGAAAAGGATGTATACCTGTCTAGGGTAAGAGATACGGGACTACCTGTAGGACCAGTTACAGTTACATCCACTACAGCTGTCGACCCAGTAACCGATGTAGGGGTATATCCTAAATGTTTGGCAATGCTAACAGCTGATGATCTTTTAACTGCTGAATCTAAAAACATCTCATTAACAACCATATTAGCTAGATAGGCATTATAATGAGTATTGTAAGCAAGAATATCTAAAAGAATAGATAGACCCGATCCTTCAAAATCGTAATCGGTAAATGTATCTTGAGATTGTAAATATTCTTTTAAATTAGTTTTGATAGCATCAAAATCTAATTCGGCTATTCTTAAATTGGCCATTATCTTGCTCTTGTAATTGCTGTTCTGATGGTAACTGGTCTTTCGCTATTAACCAGTCTAAACACTACATCTACATCTATTGAATTTTTATCGATACTATCATTAATAAGAACATCTAAAATAACTGCTCTAGGTTCAAACTTATCGATAACATCGATTATAGTCTGCTTCATAACCTGAACGGTTAGAGGATTTAAATTTTCAAATAATAATCCGTATACCTGACATCCAATTTCCGGATGGAAAGGTCTTTCAAAATTATTAGTTGAAATTAAATTACGAATAGATGCCTTTACTGCATCTTCATCTGTCTTTAAGGTAATATCTTTAGTAGATGGATGAGCAGTAAATAACAGATTAAAATCTGTAAACTGTCTAGTTTTTCTATTAATTGTTGCCATTTTATTATTTATCCACCTATCTGTACGTTAGGTGAACCTTGACCAACAGTATCTCCACAGGCGATTGAATCACCAATTCTAATAGCGCGCGCACCTTCTATATACACAGTACTGGAACCTGAGGAAGTAGTTCTAGAAGAAGTTGGGTGAGTTGTCTTTCCGCATCTATGAGAATTAAAACTAGAGCCTTGTTTTTGTGCTAGAATACCATTTATATAAGTTCTAGACGCTAAAGAATTAACGCACGCAGTAGGAGGAAAGCAACCGTGACCGGCTGACAAATCGCCTTTTCTAGATGCAGCAGCCATTAATAATCCTTAGGATAATTGTTTGAACGGTAAGCTTCTTCTCTTGATACTTGTGCAATTACTGCTAATCTATTTATCTCCCAATCATTATATACTTTTTTTAGTATCGTTCTCGATTCTGTACCAGTATCATAACCTGCAGTTACATTAAAATTAATATTTACGTATCTCATAAAAGATGGTTTATACGTATGAAGAGCTACATCTTCATCTGGTATTTCATACGTTGAATCTACTACAACACTTTCTTTAGTTACAAAGTCTTTATATTCCCAATACTTGTCAGGAAACGCATTTTGAATGTTTCCTGTAATGTAAATGTTACCTAGAGTATTAGAACTTTCAATAGTAGTTACTACAAACAATCCACTAACCGAATTAGTATTAGGAGAACTATAAGTTACATTTAAAGCAACATTACCGTTATTTGTTAATTCATTAAATGTAATTGGAGTGCCGTTGATAGATACTACCGCAGTTAGATTATTAAGACTGCCATAATTTGGACTTAATGGGTCTGAATTAGTTAAATTAACAGTAATTTTATCTACAAAATCTTGATATTCATTAACTGCAAATAAATTAGTACCAGCAGGTTCTGTACCTAATAGTTCAGGATCTAAAAACCCTCCAGATATAGTAGCCCCTGTAATCGTCATTATGCTAACTTAATTAAGCCAGGACCTTTTGTCTTGTGATTAAAGAAGGTTAGTACTTGAGATCTATTAGTAGCTTTAGATGCTGGATCTACATAAGAAATATGAATCCAAGGCATGCCTGTACCATCAGTTTTATATTCTAATAAAAACTGATCATATTTTAATGCTTTAGCTAATTCTTTAGCACGTTCAAAATATTTTGATTTAGGTAATCCATGAAACTGAATATCAACAGCTTGACCTTTAACATGTTGAGATAATCTACTTTCATCTCCAGTATTATAATTTCTAAATCCAGAGGTTACAAACATATCCGGGTAAATTTTAAATACTGGTTCACAAATATTAAGTGCTACTGCTTGTAAATTAAAAGCTAGTTCTCCATAACTAAATGTTTTACCACCAGCAGTAAAGTTCCTTAAGAAGTTACCAGTTGAAGCAGGCGCTTTAGATGATAGCATTTCTAAAGTAAAGTTAGGAGATAGTTTAAAGTTGCCAGGTAATAAAGTAGATTTTAATAATTCCGGATTAGCAGGAACAAAGTTAGTTTGAGCTGAGCTTACTGAGAATGTATCTAGTTCTGGAGGTACAGAATCTACTTCTTGTGCTGTAGCAAATCCACTAAACAGTTTTTTATCTCTTTGAGATTTTAATTGTGTACCAGTAGCACCAGGTTCGTCTAATACTGTAGAATCTTTATCAGCAATAGTAAGTGGTACTGGATCATCTATTTCAATTGTAACAATATCTTTTCGTCCATTAACACCAAACTTACCAGTTAATAGGCCAATTTGAGAAACATCAGCTATCTTGCTTTCTTGTGAATCCACAGAGTTACCAGAATTAATATAAATCTCACTTCCATCAGCATTAAACGTACCACCGGCTTTAATATGAAATTCACCAGCTGTTTGATTAAACATACTACCCGATAACTTATTATAAAAATCTTCTGCTTGTACTTTAATCTCTGTATTACTATGCATATGAATAGTTTTATCCGTATGCAGGTTTAAATTAACGTTGGAAGTAATATCAAAATTATTAAATGCTTGTAAACGAACATTACCACCGGAAATATTAACATCTTCTACAGCTGAGAGATTTAATTTACCTCCAGCCATAGCGGTTATATCGTTATGACATAAGATATTTGTATCACCATCTACTTCAATATTTGCATCATTACCTACAAAGATATTACAAGCACCGTTAACTGAAATATCAGCTTTACCTGAAATAGCTATCTTACCATTTCGATCTACGATTTCATAAGAAGAGCCTTTAGCACGTTTAACTATGCTACCAGTTGAATCTATTTCTACGAATGTACCTGATTTATGATACACATGAACTCTTTCAGCACCGGGTGTATCATCTACCTCAATTATATGACCAGATTCTGTTTGCGTAACTTTATTATAGGGATACTCTCCTTTATAAGGAGATGGTGGTTGTTCCCAAGAAGCACCTCCAGGTAATTTAGCACCCAGCATTCTATCGTCATTTTTTTCTTGTACGATAGTGCCTCGTATATCACCTCTAGCTAATTTATTAGTTTCAGGCTCGTTTTTATATTCCACCTTTGGATAATTAGCATTAGGGTCTCTAAACCCTTTATTATTAGCTTCTAACTTTTGAGCGTTCTCACCTACAAATGGATTAAAGTTTCTTGCTGCTTCTAAAGCTTTACTAGCTTGGCTATTTGAATACTGAGCAGGATCAGCTGGTACTTCTTTAGTAGGAGTTTTAGATTTAAATAAATTTTGAGAAACAGTATTTAACGTTTGATTAATGGTGCTATTAATCGTAGGTGTTAGACCTTGTAACAAAGAATTAGCTAAATTATTTACATTAATAATACCTAATAAATTTGCTGGTAATACATTAGCTAACTCTGTTTGCAATAAGACTACTACTTGGTTAGTTAATTGACTAGATAATTGAGTCTGTAGTAAATTACCCAGGTTATTAGAAATCCCGGTACTACCTAAATTACTAGTAGTTAAATTAACCGGGTTTTTATTGCCTAATAAATTCTGTGGAATTGTATTTAAGTTAAAGTTAGTCTGCGATACTACATTAGTAGATACTAAAACAGATGCTCGTTCGGCTACTTGAGATACAATTCTTTGTAAAAGAGGTGAAGGAATATTTACACCCAGATTACGAATCTGGTTAAATACAGCGTTTTGTAATACCCCATTAATCTGTTGTGAGTAAATATCTTTCATGCTGTAACTAACCGAAGTAGAGATGCTTGTTCTGAAATATATCTATTTTTTTGACTATTCTGAATAGATGTACCGCTAGATTTAAAAAATACTCCTACGTTATTCTTTTTATATTCACTCACTAAATTAATAATATCAGTATCAGTTAAAGTACTTTTACCTTTTAATGGTTCAGTAAAGATCGTAGTTCTAGCTGGACCAAATTGAACTGCTGTAGACCAAATAAGATCTTGAACACCAGGACCATAATTAGAAAGATTTAAACCCTGACGTTGAAGATTAGCTAACATTACACTATAATAATTTTTACGAACATACTCATGCTGTTCGGATTCAAAATCTTTAGCATACTTACTAGCAACTTCTCTCCATTTATTATCAAATGCAGATGTAGCAGGCTCTAACCCTGCAAACATATCTTTAAATTTGCTACCATTAATAAATTGTACCACAGGTGAGTTTTTACTAGAAGGTCTTGAAGCACCGGTTACAGGATTACGTTGAGGTAAATAAGATGCAAATTGATAGGTACCATAAGACGCACCTCCTGTATCACCGGAGTTAGCATAAGCATTAATAGTACCTGGACCTCTGCCTCCAGATTCAAAGTTCTCTGATGTTTGACCTAGCTCCCAACCATCTACTGCAGGGGTTCCATTACGAACAGGATTACCTTGATCGTCTAATACCGGGCGACCTCCAGCATCTCTTTGAATACCGTCATTAGGATTAGTTAATGTTTCACCTTCTTCTACTCCAGCAAAACCAGTTAACGATCTAGTAGCTATGGTACCAAACATAGCTGGCTGTTGCATATCTTCACCATCTAAGAAGAATCCTATAACCCACGAACCTTCTACAGGACCTAAAGGGGAGGAACCTACTCCAGATATAGCTGCTGAGGTAATAGGTTGAATAGGTACACACCAAGGTAAATCTTTTGTAGGGAGGAGTTGTTTGTTGTCTGTATGGTAACCAAATATTCGTACCTTACAACGACCCATTTTTTCCGGGTCCATTCTATCTTCAACGCAACCTATCCACCAATTAAACCCGTCTTTATTAAATATTCTCTGCATTATTCCTCGCTCAAGCTACTTACATATAAAGAATCTTTAACTATTTCCATCGACATAGTATGCTCGTGTCTATTAACTTTATGATGTATTGCTGTAATTAAATAGTACCCTGAGTATAAAGAATCTTGTTTTACTTGATTTACGTCTGCTGTTTCCTTTGCACCTAGTTCAGGGTAGATAAAATATAACATTCTACCAACCTCAACATCTGTCCTACCAGGTACCTGCATATTAATTTTTATATTGGATAGATCTAATAAACTTGATTTTCTGTTTCCGTAAATAACATCCATTTTTTCATTTACATTATCAGAAAAATTATCAAATAGTTTAGGATTTTTAGGATAAAAACTAATATTAGTAGCGTAATTTCTTAAAGAGTTTTCAGAAAAGGGTGGAAGTGCTTTGTCACCTTTTCCAGATGTATGAAACTGTGATTTATATTCCTCTACATAATCATAATCTACTACATCATAAACCTTATTATGTACGTCCAGATGTAATAATCTGTTAGCTAAAAATCCATTAGTAAAGTTTTTTATCTGGTCAACAGTACTGACCATATCAACGTCTTTAGCTAAAAAGAATTCTCTAGATAAATCTTTTCTATTATCTACACCAGTTAAGTTAGAAGCAGAAATAGAATAATAACCAATAATATTATTAGTTATTATAGCATTTTTAAAAATATATTCTACTGAACCAAAATAATATGATTTTGAAGATTCAAAGAATAAAAAGTTTTTAGCATTACCATCTTTAGGAATAGCTTTCGAAGCTAACCAATTAATACATTTAAAAGGTGACCACCCTGGAGAAACAAATTTAACTCTATTAGATGAGCTATTCAAAATAACTAACGGACTTAAACTGTCTTTTACTTTTAGTGATTTATCAGTCTCACTAATCTCAAATTCTCTAGCAGTTGCAATATAATTTGTAAATATATTTTCCACTACTGCGTCTATATCACCCTCAAACGGTGTAAACAATGGTAGCAGTACATCTAGATATAACTCTGCTGATACAAAATGAATAACAAAATTTTGAGTATTATTATCTCTAACTATTTTTCTATCAGAAATTTTATACGTTCTAAATGTCTTTTTTATGACACTTACTTCATCTAAAGAAGGAGTTCTAAGTTTAATAATTAAAACTTCTTCCCCATGAATGTTAAGTTTTTCAATTAAATTTCTACTATCTGTAATTACAATGTTACCATGAAGATAGTTACTAAAAATATCTTCGTAGATATTAAGTTCAACTAAAAATTCAGATAAATCAATA